TAGCTACTCTAGCATTTCTACCAGCACTAGCTACTGTTTCATTTATCATGGCTAGTTTATAACCATAGTCAGCGTACTGAGCTTGTGTTACTTTACTACCAGATCTACCAGAACTTATTCTTGCTCTCATTCTACCTTCAGCTTGTAATTGTTCTAACCAAGCCTCTTGTGTATTAAAAGCAGCTTCTGATCTTATTTCCTTTAATTGACGTTGTTCACTTTCAGCAGCAGCTTGTGCTTCTAAATTATTTAGTTCAGTTTGTCCGTGGAATACTTGTTCAGATTTTATATATTGTTGATCTAGTGATTCTTGTTCACGTTGGTTAATTAATAAATCATAGTTATATCTTTGTAGATTAGCTGCATCTCTATAGTCAGCTATCTTACCTTCATTAAGTGCTTGATTCTGTATATCTTTAATTGCCTGATCTCTATCAGCTATAATCTTCTGCTTATCATATCTCCACCGTTCGTTATCATAACTAAATTGTCTTTGAGTAGCTTCGTTTTGAGCCTGAGCTTGCTTCTTAGCTGCTGAAGCTGCTTGAGAGCCTCCGTAAAGTGCTCCAGCAGTACTTACGGCAGCACCGATTAGAATAGCGGTAGCTGGTAGCATATGTTACCTCCTTGTATAGAATCTAGGTGAGTAATTACCTTCCCACATCATTGAGTTTAAAGATACAGGGAAAGGTGAATCGTTAAATACTCTAAGTTGGAAGTTATCTGTTTTCTGATGAATAGGTACAGTGAATACTGATTGAGCAGCTAAAGCTATATCATTAGCTAAGTAAGTATTTGCTGTTTGTGTAGGGCTTAAGTTATACCATTCATCTAAGTATATTAAAACCTTATCATTATTAGCTGGTGCACTATCCATTGTTACTTGTGTATCACCTGATACAGTGAAAGCTGAAGATACAACACCATTTATTTGTACTTTAATTTGATCTTTATCTATATATTTAAAATCTTCTTCTGTCCAATTGAAAACAGTTGTAGAACCATCTCCAGTATATTCTTTACTACCTTGTCTTATACCAGTTGACTTTAATTTAAAACCCATAACTCCTGATAAACCTACAGCAAACTTCATTCTAGATACAGTTAATGTAGCAGTGAAATCAGTATCCTTTTGAGCTTCATCAGTTCTATAATAAGTCTTAGGTAAGACAACATCTAAATCATACTTCCAGCCTACAATTACATCACTGGCATTACCAGATAGATTCTTCTTAGGTACTTTAAAGTATGGGTCTCCATCATTTGTTACTACAGTAGGTGTTATAGTAAAGCCAGATTCAATGAACTGACCTGTAGCTGTAGTACCTTTAATAATAAGAACAGGTGATAATGTTGTTACATTATTCCAAGGTATATAACATTTAGAGAAATCATTTGTAGAGTCATATACTACGGTGGCATTATTTGCTGCGTTCCTAGCAGTCGTATATAAGTCTATACAGGGGTTAATCTTCTGACCATCATTATTAACAATGATAGCATCTTCAGGACTTTGACTTAAGCTTGCTTTACTTAAAGTAACTTGACTACCTTGACTAGTAACTGCATACATATCATCTTGGTCTACAGCTATAGTCTGTACTGTACCTGGTAGTTGCCAATTAAACCACGCCTCGACAAGGTTCTTTTCTCCATCATTATATGTACGATAGAAATACACCTTATCGGAGGATTGACTAGACATTGCTAAGAATTGATTCTGTGGACTAGCGATAAACGTATCTACCGTAGCAGGAACCCATTCATTCACAACTCTTCCTATGTCTAGAATCTGAGGATTCTCATCTTGGCCACGTGTGACCATACCGAATATTCGAGTGTAGCTTGGCGTTTTACTTATAAAGTTTATATTAGTTCCCATATCAACAGGATCTACATCTGTATCCATCTCATAGTTTGAAATAGTACTGATATTCGTAGTTGTTGGTGTCAGAATTCCGTCAGCAGAGTTTAAAAGAAACTGTTGATTCTTACTAAAGAGTATTAAACCTTGTGTAGTAGGAAGCACAGCATGTAAAGCTGCTGGTCGAATTGTTGAAGCACTTAAATCTATCGGGTCTGCATCAGTAACTGTTTGAGCAGAAGTATGGTAGAAGTTGTAGAAATCCTGAGATTGACTCATGGATACATTATCTTCCGATAAGAATCCTAGTCTATTGTTATGGAAAAATGATTGCTGAATTTTAAATCCTATGAAGCTTGGATGTGCATTAGTAGTATCATCACCTACTAAACGTGCAGTCCAAGTTATTTTTCTAAATGTAAAAGTATTAGCAGAGGTATTAACTAATTCATGAGGCATTGTTGCGGAATCAAATCCTGTAGATTTACTAGGATCTAATGTCTCACCCCAATAACCTGTACCAGAAGATCCATCATCTGCTATAAATTTAGCAAAGTATGTATCGTTTGCAGAGGAAGTGTTTATAATTTTTACTACATGTCCATTAAAAGATTGATAAGGTAATTGAGTAACATTATCAACTTGATCTTGGAAGACACTTAGTTTATCATTATTAGCACCACCTTGTACGGTAATAGTAAAAGCTGTTCTTGTACCACTAACTACTCTACTTAATTCTAAGTGATCTAAGTATTTAGTTACTGTTAAACCACTAACACTTAAATTATCTATTGCTGTTTTTAATCCAGTAATAATAGTATCATAAGTGTCATTAGCTTGTACTGTATAAGTAGCTGCACTACCTGCTACAGTTGCTTTCATTACATCACCAGTTACAACTACACCACTTAAAGTAATAGTAGCTCTGGTTTTTGCTACAAATGTTGGATCAGCTGTTTTATTTGCTGTTATTAAATTGTTTGTAATTATAGAAGTATCTTGTACAGTTAGTACATCATAGTTTGCACGTGCTCCTGTAAGGTACGCCTGAGCCCCTGTACCGTAGTTTACAGTACATGCTGCCCCAGTAGTAACATTCCAGATATCTATGTCTCCTGTAGAGCCTCCGTCGGGTACAGGCTTGATACATCCTATATATTTTTCATCATCATCTCTTGATATATAAAACCATTTAGATGATGCATATGTAGAAGAAGTACCTAAGTTAGAGATCCATTTAAAACCAGGTCTTTTAGTTAATCCAAAAGTAGGATCAGGGTAGCCGTTTAGACACTCTTTTACTTGACCTGGTAGTTTCTTATCATCTGATTGTCTAGATACTCCACCAAGATAATTGTCAATTCTTTGAGTTACAGCTGCCATTATCTTTTCAATGCTTGGTAAGGTTGATAACTTTGGTAATAATTTGTTTGACCTTGTGGATGTCCAAAGAAAGTATATTGTCCTTGTTGAGTTTCATATTCTAATGCCATAGCTCTCATATAAGCTTCTTGTTGTTGTAGCATTTGGTATTGGCTAGTATCTCCAACTATCCTTTGTGAAACAACAGTAGCAGTTCTAGCAGTAATAAAATCTTGTATAGGTTGAGGTAAATCTACCCAATCGAACTCCCATACAATATCACATTCTACTGTATCGAAATCTGTCCATTTATAAGTATGATGCTGTCTGTCATATAGCTTACCATTTCTACGGATTCCATCGAAATCTATGTTATTAGAATTTTCTGTTAATTTTATTTGTAGTATATTATTTGCAATTGGTATTTCATCATTAGTATCAGGAGTAAACTCATAGTGATACTCTTTGTTAAATGTCCAACCTTCAGATTGTACCTCCCTAGATATCTGTAACAACGTATCGTAGGCAATCGCAACGTCAGGGTTGGTTGTATCTAACGTGGTTACAGGAGCCTGACCACATGACGACAGTATCTGATTTATGGCTGGTAACTCTTGTGTAGCGTTAGTGGTAGGAAAAGGCATAGGTATAAATATTTGTGAATAAAAAAAAGGGAGCCCGAAGACTCCCCTTTAAAGTAATTATTAAATTAGAATGCAGCGTTACCTGAAGAACCTGCAGCAGCACCTGCAACAAGTTCAACACAAGCAGCTGGGTTGAGGTAGTCAGCACCCATTGCCAAGCGTCCTAGGATAACGTCACCCTGGTAAACCACGGATACGTCACCTGATGTTACTTGAACTTGAGGTCCGATTGCTTCAACGATACCAGCTCCTTCACGTTGGAAGATCAATCCGCAGCTATTAGCGAATTCTGTCTCTTCACCGTACTCATTATTGATTCCGGTTACGTCATTAGCAGCATCTTCTACAGCAGCTTCTACGAATGAACCAATGTTTCCTGGTGAAGTTACACCTGGGTTGGTTGCAGAAGCAGAACCGAACTTAGTACCATACTTACTGAAGAATGGGATGTTCATTGACTTGAAGATCTTAATGCCTGCAATTTCAATGATTCCGTTTCCTTTCTGTAAGGAGTCACCTTGCTCGTCCCTGTTGACAAGACCATTAGAACCGACAGCTTGTATCAATTCATAGTACTGTCTAGGGTTCAATACACCTACTCTACCTTCAGAGCTTACTCCTTTTTCATCAAGAGCAGCAGCGGCATCATAGAATGCATTGATCAAGCTAGCAGATACATAAGCATCAGAAGCTTGGTTGTTTGTACCAACACGGATTTGTGTTCCGCCTGGTTCTACGAAGTTAGCCTTCGTGATAGGTGAAGCAGCCCTAGCACCACGTGCAATAGCACGGAATACTAAACGGTCATACTTCTGAGCTAGAGCATATCCAATCTTCTTAGATATTTCTCCTCTCAATTCATAGTGTGCAAGAGTTTCGTCTAACTCGTAAACGAAAGCACTGGAGATTAGGAGATCATCAACGGTGATAGTCTTCTCAGCTACAGGAGGTGCTCCATCGGAGTTACCCAGTATGCTGTTTCCTGGCGTGTGAAATTCAGCTGTGGTGTGTCCCGTGTAGATGAATTGTAAAGATTTACCATTCTTGAGTGTTCTCTTCATCACCAGATCTCTAGCGATTGCATTATGCTGGAAGCCTTTGAACATCTCTCCACTGAATAGTTTCAAGTAAAGAGCTCTTGCGTCTCCAGTTGCATTAGATTGACCTTGGCGGGTCAATAGGGCTGTGTTAGAGCCACTAGTAGTCTGATGAGCCATTTATATGGTTAATAGATATTTACGTCTTCAGCACTGAAATTTTTTGATCATTTTGTTTGTGGTCTATCCCACCGTCTAGACGGCAAAGGGTATCGGACGTATCCGGCCAATGCCAATTAGGAAGAGGTCCGACACTGAGGTGCCTCTTCCCTTTGGTGATAACCTAAATGTAAGGTTTGTACCAAAATAAAAAAGGATAATAATCCGAAAACTATTATCCATAATTCGTTAAATTTACTCACCTGTAAGAGCTTCTTCTAAAGATTGATACTCTTCCTCCTCTTCTTTTTTATTTTCAGAATGAGGTTTTTCAGGTTTAGGAGTAAATGATACAGGGTAAGCTGTACCAAATCCACCATTAGGTGATTGATGAGCCATTAGCGATTAATTGTTTTGGTGTACTTAATGCCACGATACTTGAGTTTAGTTTCCTTAGCAAAGACTTCCTGCTCTTTAACACGAGCTTTAAGTTCTACTGAAGACATAATAATACCTCATAGTACCTAGCCCCCGTTCCATGACTAGGTTTCATGCGTCCTTAGACAGGATGAACGGACGTGACGTTATTTTTTTGTTCCCTTTTTAGGTGGGCGACCTTTTTTAGTACCGTAGGTACCTTTTCCAGATGGCATGATTTTATCCTATAGTTGGTGCAATAAGTGCAACTTCAGTTGTATCTACTGAAGCTAAGTCGAGTGGGAAATTATGAGCATTCCTTTCATGCATAACCTCGAAACCAAGGTTCGCCCTATTGAGGACATCAGCCCAAGTAGGAACAACCCTGCCAGAGCTATCAAGAATGGATTGGTTGAAGTTAAAGCCGTTAAGATTAAAAGCCATAGTGGAGACTCCCATGCTGGTAAACCATATGCCAACGACGGGCCAAACAGCAAGGAAGAAATGAAGAGCACGGCTATTATTAAAGCTAGCATATTGGAAAATTAACCTTCCAAAGTACCCATGCGCTGCAACGATGTTATAAGTCTCGCCTTCCTGACCAAATTTATAACCATAATTCTGTGATACGTCTTCAGTTGTTTCTCTAATAATAGAGGAAGTAACAAGACTTCCGTGCATAGCAGAGAAAAGAGCTCCACCGAATACCCCAGCAACACCGAGCATATGGAACGGATGCATAAGGATATTGTGTTCTGCCTGAAATACGAACATAAAGTTAAAAGTACCGCTAATACCAAGAGG